GCTGCAACAGGAAACAATCCTGCTATTGCTGCATCAGGTGGTGATACAAATGTTGGTTTAGAATTTACAGCAAAAGGATCTGGATATATTAAATTTAATGATCTTGCTTATATCCCACAACAAGCATTAACATCATCTAGTAACGCTGTAGCTTGGGATGTGCAGGCAAAACCAAACGCATACCATCTAACAACAGAAAATACTACGTTTGCTGCACCAACTAATTCAGTTGAAGGTTCATTTATTTGTTTAGAAATTAATTATAACGGTTCTCATACAATCGCTTTCAATACTGTATTTGAATTTGCAGCATCAACTGCACCAACATTTACATCAACAGATGGTAAAACAGATATTCTTGTTTTTAGATACAATGGCGCTGTATGGCAAGAAGTAGGTAGAACATTAAATTTAAGTGAAAGTTAAAATATGCACGCATTAGTACAAGATAATAATATTACACAAATTATTACAAACCCAAAAGCTTTAGTTATTGGTGATGTAAGATATCCAGCTAAAATATTTCAGTTGTGGTCACAAGCTGAATTAAATGCAATAGGTATTTATGAAATAATAATAAATTCAACAAATAAAAAAGATGAAGAATATTATATAAATACTGATGAAGAATATAATTTTGCAGATGGTCAAGTAACTAAATCATGGGGAACTGCCACACCAAAAATATTAGAAGATGAAAATGCTGTTGATAAAGATGGTAATAATATTTTAGATAATGATGGCAACCAAGTAATTAATTATGGTTTAAAAACTAAAAAGAAAAGAATTGTAAAATCACAAGCATCAGAACTATTGGCACCTACTGATTGGTATGTTATAAAAGCAACAGAGGTAGCAGATTATAATGTTCCTGAAAATATTACAACATTTAGAGCAAATGTAAGAGCAAAATCAAATGAAATGGAAACTCAAATAGATGCTTGTACGAATGTTGAACAGTTAGAAACTTTACACACATACACAACACAAGAAGACGGAACAATTACAAGACCATTAGGTGAATTTCCAAGATTGGAGAGTTAATGTCACTACTTATACCTGGAACTAATTCTATAAAAGCCACAGGTTATGATGTTGATAACTCTGTGAGATTAAATGCTGGAAGTAATCCCTCAGGTACAATAACACAAGGCACTCCCACAAATGTTGATAAATATACTTTTTCAGTTTGGGTTAAAAGAGCAGATGTAGGTGCATCTAATTCTAAAATATTTAGTGTAAGTTCAGGCTCAACTTATGGAGAAGAAAAATTAGAATTTAACACTGACGATATAATTTGGAGACATACTCAAGCATCTGATGGAAGTACAGTATGGGAAAGAGTAACTGATAGAAAGTTTCGAGATGAATCTGCATGGTATCATATTGTAGTTGCTTATGATAGTTCACAAGGAACAGCTGCAGATAGATGTAAGATGTATATCAATGGTGTAGAAGAAACAAGTTTTTCTGGTTCTAGTAATCCATCATCAGGATTAGATAGTTACACTAATACAAGTGGGAGAGCTTTAAAATTTTTTGCTCTACATAGTAATACAAGTTCTCAAAATGCTGGTGCATATTTTGCAGAAATGGTTTATATTGATGGACAACAACTAGATCAAACTTCGTTTGGAGAGTTTGATTCATCTAGTCCTAATATATGGAAGCCAAAAAACGTATCAGGTTTGACTTTTGGTAATAATGGTTTTTATTTAGAATTTAAAAATAGCGGTTCTTTAGGCGCAGATACAAGTGGTAATTCCAATAATGTAACTTTTTCTAATATTGCTTCAACAGATCAATCTACTGATACATGTACTAATAATGGGTGCACATTAAATCGTTTAGCAAGTGTATCAACTCCAAATTTTACTAATGGAAATTTAACAATTGAAGGTAATGGTACAAACGCTGCAAACAAAGGTTGTCCAGCCACATTTGTTTTATCAAAAGGTAAATGGTATTGGGAAATGAAAAATGAAAGTTCTAATCACGCACAATATATTATTCCAGGTTTTATGGATGCAGCTTATTATTCTAATCTGATAACAGAAGGTGGATTACCTGGAAACTATTATGATGCTAGTAATGGTTTTACTAATAACGTGCAAGGTGGTGGAGATAATGTTAACTATGCAATACACAGAGCAGGAAGTTCAAACTCGACTGCTAGTGGTGGTCTGCTTCAAAATCAGATACTTTCATTTGCTCTTGATCTAGATAATAGGAAATGTTGGTTTGCAAGAGAGGGAGCTTATTATAATTCTGGAGATCCTGCTGCTGGTTCAAATGAAACTTGGGGGACATCGGATATAAGTGCAGGCGTATCTTATACTCCTGTCGTATTTCATTATTATACTGCTTCACAAGGTTCATTTAATTTTGGTTCACCAGCGTTTTCAATTTCATCAGGAAATTCTGATGCTAATGGTTACGGAAATTTTGAGTATGCCGTGCCTAGCGGATTTTATGCAATCAACTCAAAAAACTTAGCGGAGTTTGGATAATGGCTTATACAACTATAGACGACCCAACAATTTTTTTTAAAACTCAATTAAGAAATGGTCTTAATGGGGGTAGCGATACAGCTTTTGATATAGGATTTCAGCCTGATTGGATCTGGGATAAGTCAAGATCAACAAGTGGAGTTCACGCTCTTTACGATTCTGTCAGAGGATTTGGATCATCTGGAAAAGTTATATATGCTGATAGTGGTAATGTTGAAGCTACTAATGCTTTAATAAAATCAGTAAGTAGCACTGGATATACTATAGAAGAAAGTGCTGATCATAGTTCAAGTGTTACTATTGTAGATTGGTGTTGGAAAGCCGGAACATCTTTTTCAAACAGTGCTGGATATAATGGAGCAGATTTAGCATCTTCTGGTTCTTATAATAGAACGTGTGGATTTTCTATTGTGACATTTACGGGTAATGCAACTGCCGATCAACAAGTTTATCATGGTCTAAATTCTGTCCCTAAATGGATGCTTTTAAAAAATAGAACAAATAGTAATGCGGAAAGTTGGTGTGTGTATCATGCAGATGTGGGTAATACAAAAAAACTAACTTTAGATACCACAGCAACACCAAGTACTGATGTTGAGTTTTGGCAAAACACTACTCCAACGTCCACGGTGTTTACAGTTGGAAGACAAGATGCAGTAAATGGAAGTGGCAATACTCATGTGGTTTATTGTTTTAGTGAGGTGCAGGGATATTCTAAATTTGGAACCTACCGAGGAACAAGTAGTAGCACCGACGGAAGTTACACCTGGCTCGGATTTAAACCTGCTTGGGTTATGATGAAAAGAACTGATTCTGCCGATTGGTGGGGTATTCATGACAACGGAAGATCTACATTTAACCCAAACGCACCACATCTAGAAGCTGATAGCACTGGAGCAGAAGGTAATGGTCCAGAAATGGATTTTTTATCTAATGGGTTTAAAATGAGAAATACAAATGCAGGAATGAATAATAGCAGTGGAACATATGTTTACATGGCTTTTGCAGAATCACCATTTGTAAATTCTAATGGTATACCAAACAATGCGGAATAATTATGTTACAAAAAATAGGATTTCAACCAGGTATAAACAAACAGATCACGGCTACTGGAGCAGAGGGCCAGTGGATAGATTGTGATAACGTAAGATTTAGATATGGTATACCTGAAAAAATAGGTGGTTGGAAACAACTTGGTGACGATAAATTAACAGGTGCTGGAAGAGGGCTTCATCATTTTGTAAATAGCAAAGCTAGAAAATATGCCATTATCGGCACAAACAGAATTTTATATGCATTCTCTGGTGGTGTATATTATGACATACATCCTATTAAATCTACTACAACTCTTACAAGCGCGTTTACCACAACTAATGGATCACAAACTGTTACTATAACTTTTAGTGGAGACCACGGTATAGGTGAACAAGATATAATTTTATTAGATAATTTTAGTTCTATCACTAACTCTAATTTTGCAGCTGCAGATTTTAACGATAAAAAATTTATGGTAACAACTGTGCCTACAAGCACAACGATTACAATTACGATGCCATCAGCAGAGTCAGGATCTGGTGCAACAACATCTGGTGGTATTAGAGTTCAACATTATTATCCTGTGGGTCCAGCAGTGCAGGCAAAAGGTTTTGGTTGGTCTCTTGGAACTTGGGGTGGTGAGGTTGCAGGAGAACCAGTAACAACTCTATCTGGAGCAATAAACTCTTCAACGACAACTGGTATTATATTAGCAGACGTATCACAGTTTCCAGATTCAGGAACTAATTTTATAAAAATAGGAACAGAGGAAATATCTTACACAGGTATAAGCACATCCAATGAATTGACAGGTGTTACAAGAGAAGTTAGAGGAACGACTGCTGCATCTCATGGTGCAGGTGATACTGTTACTAGCACA